GTTGAGATTGTTGAACACCGGAGCTATAGCTCAAGGCAAATAAAAGCATTTACTGGTTAATAACAAAAGAGAATAAGGAGCATTAATATGCCAATAGCAAGTTTAACAAGATTTACAGTTCCACTAAACACAGATCAAAGCGCAGGAAACCAGGGTCTGTTGATGCCAAAATTATCATATCGCTTTAGAGTGACCATGTTTGACTTTGGGGTAGCAGGAACTCCGGTTACAGAACTGACTAAACAGGTCATGTCAGTTGACCGTCCAAAGCCAGAGTTTGATGAAGTCAAACTTGATGTTTATAACAGCACAGTAAAACTTGCTGGACGTCACAAATTTTCCGATATCAACCTAAAACTTCGTGACGATATGACCAATGCAGTCACCAACAAAGTTGGCGAACAGATGCAGAAGCAGTTTGATTTCTTTGAACAAGCTAGTGCAGCATCTGGCCTAGACTACAAGTTTACTATGTTTATCGAAATCCTTGACGGCGGAAATGGTGCGTATCAGCCTATAGTCTTAGAGTCATTTGAACTACAGGGTTGCTGGATTAAGAGTGTGGCCTATGCAGGCGGAGATTACTCTAAGAGCGATCCGATGGATATCGCATTGTCAGTCTGTTTCGATAATGCTATACAGTTGGATGCCGGTGGCAATGCAGTGGGATTAGGAAAGAACATTGGCCGTACAATTGGTACTTTGGCCATCGGCGGATAATTCAGCTACATCATTGCTGCATAAAAGCCCAGGTTATTCTGGGCTTTTTTATTGATATAAATACAATATGAGTTCTTCCTTTAATAATTTTCTCAGCAACTACGGTCCTACTATGTTTAAGAGTTATAGTCACGCCTCGCGACTATATGTGGATGACAAATATGCTCGAGCCCCTAAGCTGGGATTTTTATATTTTGTAGTTTTTAATATACGCAGAGATGCGATCAAAGATCTTCGATGGGCCGCACTTGGAAGATTTGATGTGGGGTTATTGGTCAACAAGATCGACATGCCCAAGTTTAAAATAAGTTCAGAAACATTAAATCAGTACAACAGAAAAACTGTGATACAGTCCAAGCTAGAGTATCAGCCAGTTTCTATAAACTTTCACGACGATAACAGTGAGATAACAAATGGACTATGGAAAAATTATTACAAATACTACTACGCAGATAGTCTATACGGAGACAAACTTGGTGGTACGCAAAATGGATTTATCAGTGGATTCAACGACACTAAGTATCAGACAACGGACAACGCATACGGATTAAGCAACCAACAGAAGTTGCCATTTTTTGAAAGCATAGATATCTATGTCATGCATCAAGGAAAATTTACCGAGATGAGGTTAATCAACCCATTGGTCACATCATGGGACCACGATAGTCTAGATCAGAGTCAAGGAAACCTGATACTCAAGAACAAAATGACTGTGGCTTATGAGAATGTGATTTATAAACAAGGAAAAATCGTCAAAAACAGCAATCCTCCGGGATTTGCCGCCGACTACTATGATCATGTTCCTGGGGCCATAACAGTGGGCGGTAATGCTGTCAATGCCGAGCTGTCCAGTAACGGGCTATCGCCTGGAGGAGAGCAGATATATAGTTATACCAGCAACAACTCCAACTATACGGCTCCGGCCGCCCTGGCCAATATCGAGCCTAGCCAGAGCCAAAAAGACAAGGCCGCTGTACAAGCACAAGGTTCCTATGTGAGCTCAACTGCTGGTCAAGCATCAAATACTACGCCAAGCCCGTTAGGGTTGAATATTAAAACACCCGGTCAGAATGCCGCTAAACAAACACAAGCTGTTCCTGTTAACTTAACTAATAAGCAATGAACTACAATAACCTACCCTCTGTGACCAACAACGATGCCACCATGCTGGCATTTGACAACTACTATGCCACTCCTTTTGAAATACACGCTGGCACATTCAACGCGATACGTGGATTTTTTGAAACCAGAGGCTTTGATGCCAGTAGCGCAGAAACCATAGCAGTGGCCATAATGAAGCAGGCCAAGCTAGGAGGATACAATGCCATGGAGGTACTGGACAGTCTCAAGGGCCTGGACAGTGTTGAACTTAGCAGTCTAGTGGCAGAAATCATAAACTACGGTAGATTCAAAACCAGCTATCTTGGTTACAATCAAGGCATCTCTGCATTTGGCGAAACAGCTAGAAACATAAGAGTATGAGTTTAAAATTTAGCCAAGGGATTTACAAGGTAAAAAATCCCGAAAAATATGTTGGTACCCGAGACCCTGTGTATAGATCCAGCTGGGAGTTTATGTTCTGCACTTTCTGCGATAATAATTCCAGCATACAAAACTGGGCCAGCGAACCAGTAAGGATTCCATATCGAGACCCGCTGACAGGAAAGAGCACAGTATATGTGCCAGATTTTTTAATAACCTATGTGGATAAAAATACCAAAAAACATGTGGAGATGATAGAAATAAAACCAGCAAACCAGACCACGATGGAACGGGTTGGAAAAAATCCTTACAACCAAGCACAATATGTAAAAAATATGGCCAAATGGGAATCTGCACAAAAATGGTGTGCTGCAAAAGGTATACGATTCCGCATAATCAACGAAACAGATTTATTTGTGAACCCGGGACGAAAGAAGTAAATAATATTATGTCAAAACGCCTAGAAGAAGTTTTTAATTTACCACAAGACACAGAGCCATTCGTTGCTCCTGAACCTGAGAAAACAAATACCCAGGTGATCAGCTTGGAAGACAAACTGGAAGAGTTTGATAAGATCTCGGCAGCACTGCCAAGAGTAAAAGGACTTGGTGATATATCGGATGCCGAGCTAGATGCACTGGCCACGCGAGCAGAAGAAGCATTTAACGATCTCTACGATCTTGGTATGAGCGTGGATCCCAGATACGGAGCCAGGATGTTTGAAGTGGCCGCACAGATGATGAATGCAGCAATCACAGCCAAAAGCAATAAGATCGACAAAAAACTCAAAATGATCGATCTGCAGATTAAAAAATATGCCATTGATAAAAAGAACGGATCTACAGAGAATACCAGCATAGATGGCGAAGGGTATATCATCACAGATCGCAACAGCATCTTGGAAAAACTTAAGAATATTAATAAATAATACACTATGACAAAAACATACAAAGACTATCTCGCAGAATCTCTAGGTTCTAAAAAACATGACTTTCGTGTTAAAATAGCTGGAACATTTACCAGCGAGCAGGAAACCAAGATGAAATCTATGATGGAACGATTCAAAGTCGATCATTTCAAGAAGCTTGCGGTGACTCCTATACAACAGTTTCCGTTGGATTTTCCTCAGGTCAAAAACTGCGAAGTGAACATCTACGAAGTTGTTGTAGATTACCCCACAACACAGCAAGAACTTACAGAATATCTATCCACCGGATTAGGAGTCAGTAGACAAAATCTAGTGGTCACACGCCCAGGCGAACCTAGCGAGCAGTATCAGCAGGAACAGCCAACACGAGAAGGTGCATTATTAAATGACCCAGATTACAAAGAAGCAGGAAATGCTCAGTTTGAAGATTATTACGGAGACAAGTATAACTCGGGTTTTGTCAAAGAACTAAACGATATCCTGAAGTTACAACGCAAGGAGCGCGGCGAAGAATTACCATCCGAAAGCAAAGCCAAGTACAGCTCAGACAATCCACAAAACAACAAGTCGCCCTTACAACAGGCGCCCGAGACAAGGAAATAATCATGCAGATGATCGACGTAATAAAAAAAATAGCTCAGCTAGACGCTAAAAACCCAAATGTAGTAAAAGAAAATGACCACAGGGATCTTGCTGAATGCGGCCCTACGGAAATGATCAGAGGAATGGGTCAGTCGAATGTGCCAGCCAATATCAGTATCACAGCCGGTTCTGGAGAAGAACTCAGCAACATGCTGACTTCAATCATGAAGCTGGCAGGTGTAGAAAAAGTAACTCCAGACCATCTCGGTGCAGAACCTGCACAGGCTGATTTGACAGCAACTCCAGTTATAGGTGTTGGTCCAGCAATTGGCGATCGTGACGATATGCGAGCTGTGTTGGACAAAATGAATGACGCAGGTGAAGAAGAAACTGACGAAGGATACGACGAGTTTGGTATCTCCGGAGTCGACAATACTCCGCACAGACCGGATGCTCACAAGGCATTCAGTGCCAACGCCTATTCACAAAATACCAATGATGGCGACGGAAGTTCAGCAAATGGAAAGAGACGCACTGGTATGCAACCTGTTGCCACATACGAATCGTTAATGTCTGAATACAAAAAATTTGTTGCAGAAGACGGCGTACAAGATTTCCTAGAGGCAGTTGAAGAGGAAAACAACGATAACATAGCTGAACGTATGGGAGAAGCTATTCCTATCCGAGTTAAATTTGAAGATGGAACAGTAAAAAGCGAGCGAATAGTAGACGGTGAACCAACCAGCATGATGTCAAGACAGAAACTGGTACAGCATTTCAGCGAAAAATATAAAAAACCAGTTGCAGAAATAATTGTTCTTTCGGAACCAACTTCGCACTCTGCGCCTGCTCCTGCAGCAACAAAAGATGCAGGATTTGGCAATCAGGACAACGATGCATTTAATCGTGCTCACAGCAGATATGATCGTTCAGTACCTGAAACTGTTATGGACGAAGATTTACAAGCAGATGATGGTGAGTTTTACAAAAATGCAGATGATTTTTTCAGTCAGTTCGAAGCAGATCATTTTGATGATGAGCAAACTAGTCCAGATGGAATGGAAATCCGCGGTTATATAGATGGTGTATGTGTAATGGCTTGGAGATACAAGAGTTCTAAGAAAATCGGTGGATGGGGAATTTATGACGACTCTGGATTAGGTGAAACCGCTATGAACAAATAACAATCTGATCGTGACATCATGATTGCAGTACCCAAGGGTCGTTTACCTGAAAATAAATAAAAATAGCAAATGATGTTTTATCCAAATAGCCTCTACGGAGGCTATTTTTTTCGTTAAATACATATATGGCAAATAACAACAACAAGCTGATTAAAAATCCGCACGCTACCCAGAAATTTACACAAAAAGATATCGAGGATCTCATGGCCTGCCAGGATCCTATTACTGGTCCTCGACATTTTTTAAATAACTTTTTCTACATACAACATCCTAAACTGGGTCAAATACAATACAATGCATTTGATTACCAGAATGAACTGCTAGAAAGCTACAATACCAACCGCTTCAGTGTAAACATGCTGGGTCGACAAATGGGGAAATGTTTGACAAAGGATATAAACATATGTATAACAAACAAGATAACCGGGAAGATTTATGATATTCCAATTGTAAAATTATATGAATATGAATATGCTAAAAAATACAAGCTCCCTATCCCTGATATCTCCCAATATGGACGTAAAAAGTGTGAATTCTGTCAAACAGAATATCCCAGAAGTCGACTACAAAAAAATAAAAAAAGAGACAATAGCAAAATGCATCAACTTTCTAATACAATAATTAGAAAATTTACAGAAGTAATTGATCTAAGCGAATGGGCCATTGATACTGATTCAGGATGGGAAGATTTAACTGATATTAAGGAAACTGTGGAATATGGGGTATATAGATTAGAATTAGAAAATGGTCTCTATATTGAATGTGCCGACGACCACATAGTATTTGATTCTAATATGTCTGAGATTTTTGTAAAAGATTTAACTAATGATCACTTTGTACAAACCAAACAAGGGATATCAAGAGTTTTTTCTGTAGTTAAGATGTCTCAATTTGAAAATATGTATGACGTAGGAGTTAATTCTGATAACCATAGATTTTATTCAAATGATATATTGAGCCATAACACTACAACTGCTGTGGGATATCTCTTATGGTATGCTATGTTTGTGCCAGATAGCACCATCCTTATTGCTGCCCACAAATATACAGGTGCCTCGGAGATCATGCAACGTATTCGTTACGCTTACGAACTTTGCCCCAATCACATACGATGTGGAGTTCCTAGCTACAACAAACAGAGCATCGAGTTTGACAATGGTAGCCGTATCGTGGCCCAGACAACAACTGAAACAACCGGTCGAGGT